CTTCACCTTCGTGTCGGCCTGAGCCTGAACGAGGGCCTGCTGTGCAACCTGTGATGCGTTGATGCGGTCAAGAATGGATGCAGGCGGACGGACGGTCTGGAGAGCTACCGTGTCAACGATGATGCCCTGCTTTTCCCAGCGTGCCTTCAGGTTGTCCGTGATGGCCTTGGAGTAGGCCTGACGGTCAGAGATCAGTGTGTCAACGGTGAAGCCCTGAGCGGAGTCCTTGACGACAGACGAGATGTCCTGAGAGATGAGACGCTGGAAGAGTGCATCTTCGGTCTTGTAGATGGTGTAGATCTCGGAGACCTTGTCCGGAGCAATGGAGTAGCGGACGGCAATGTCAACGTTGGACGGAACCTTGTCCGATGTGGAGACGGTGATCTCCGGGCGGTCAACCTGTTCGCCGTCAGAGGTTCCCTGTCCGGTGCCCTTGAAGAGAGCCTGCTGGCCCTTGATGTCAAAGGAAACGGTGTCCTGCCATGGTGCCTTCATCTCCATACCCGGAGTGATGTCTTCTCGGGCAATGGTGCCATCGGCGTTCTTGATGACCATTGCTTCACCGACTTCCTGCGTATAGATCGTAGAGAAGAAGATCATTACAAGGCCGATGATGACACCGAGGATTGCGGGCAAAACGTTTTTAAGTGCTGCGGCAACGATCAGGCCGATGAGGGCGAGGATGATACCGCCAATTAGGAGAAACAAGTTTATATGTCCTTTCGTCGTGTTTATAGGGCTTGGTAGGCTTGCCCGTTAGAACAAGCCTACCATGTTGTTACTGTTTAGGCAAATGCGAGAATTGCCTTGTGGGCTGCTGGCCGAAGCTTCTCAGCCAGACCCGTTCCGACACCGGAGCCGATGATCGAGTTGAACTTTGATTCCGGTGTGCGGTAGTTCTTGTGGTCGGTGAAGAAGGTGACTGCGTTGAATGCTCCCCAGCCGTTACCTTCACCGCCGCCCATGGCAACCGTGGCTTCGGTCTCCCAGATGGTCATGAGTTCTTCCACGTCCTTGTTGTGCTGGACCTTGGAGGCCGGAACGATCTTGTCGATGATCGAGTGGAACCTGTCCTTGGTGATCTCGATCTCCATCAGACGTTCCACTTCCTCAGCGAAAGCGTCCTCGTACTTGAAGGCCATCTCCAGCGCTTCACGAGCCTCATGGATCTTGCCGTCAAGACGGGTCTTGTGGCGAAGCGTCCATTTGGTCTTGGCTTCCTTCAGACCCAGTGTAACAGTGTTGTTGCACACTGCACGGATCGGTGTGACGGAGGCTGTAAAGGCCTGTGACCCATCGTGAGAGTTCGTGACCATCAGGTACAGGTCATGAGCGTCGTCGTCGCCAACGGTAAACCCGTCACCGATCTTCAGGGTCATGAAGGTCCGGGCACCGCCGAACAGCGAACCAGCGGTGGAGAAGACAGCCTCTCCGGACCCGGTATCGGTGATAGTGTTCAGGAAGCTGAATGCTTCAGAGTTCTGATACACGTGGTACCCTGCCGAGACGATCCCGAGGGACTTGTTGTCCGAGGACCGAGTGGTGGAAAACCGGTCAGGAACCATTGCGAGCGTTCCATCAGGAGCCGCCATGAAAAGCTGCTGGAGTTCAACGGTCCAATCCAGACCGGAGAGGTTGAGTGCTTCCTCAGCCGTTGCCAGCGAAGATATCACAGTCCCAAGACCGTGCCATGGGGTCAAACCTTCTCCGGAGAACATCTGAGCCTTGCCTTCGATGACTTCGAGTTCATGTGACATGTTCTTCATCCTTTTCTTTAGTAGCGGTGTCTTGCTGATGTCTCTACTCTAGCCTATAAGACTTGAGCTTGTCAACACTAAAGAAAAAGATCTTTTTGACCGGGCGTTAGACCCTCCAGATCACCGCAACTGCTTGAAATTCATCAGGGATTCGACCCTCTTCTTCAGGGTAGTCTTCCGCGATATCCTCTTCGCTGAACACGGATTCTATGTTTCCAACTTCGTAGTCGTCTTTCACGACGTACTCAACGGAAACTCCATCCAAGTCAGAGAAGGAGTTACCTTCAGCGTCCTGAGACACGATGAACTCGATGTCATCAGGCAGCTTGTTGATGGCTTCAATGAGTTGCGATTTATTCATTGTGGGTCTTTCGATAGTGTATAGCTTTCTCCCAAGCTTCAATCCACTGGGGAGCCGAGACACTGTATGTGTGCTCTGCTTCAATTCTATCACGAGACTCTTTGGCAATCCGTTCGGTTTCGGCAGGACGGTCGATCATCCGTTGCAGATGCTTCTTCCATTCTCCCGGAGACTTGGCCGTTTTGCCGATCCCGTACGCCTCCAGTCGCTCGTATTCACGAGTAGGAGAAGCAACGAACGGGATACCAAGGGCCGCATACTCCAGACCCTTCAGTGCGCTCTTGGCCTGATTGAAGGGGGACAGTTCCAATGGGACGATCCCAATGTCAATGAAGGTGTAGAGGTACTGGTAGTACATGTCCAGTTCTACCCAACCGGTGGCAAAGACCTCAGTCTCTGGGGCCAGCCTCAGGTTGGTTGCGACCTGTGACCCATCCCCAATGACGTTGAACGGAAGACCGTTAGTCTTAAGGACTTCGGCTATCCGGCCTTTCGTTTCCTGAAGATCGTCAGGATGTGTTTGCACTGTACCAGTCCAACCTACTCTTGGCCAAGTCTGATCTGATTTCTGCATCGGTGTGTCGAAGATTGAGTTCGGGACACAGTTACGCAGCACAGAGTAACGCCCATGGCGGGCGTACTTTGCAAGCTGAGGGGTAGAAATGGATACATGGTCAGCAATGGACGCAGCGGTCTCAACCCACTTGTGTCCAGCGGTCTTGCCAGACATGGCACTGTGTGCTACATTCTGGGTATGGACTGTAGAAAAGTCGTCATCGATCTCCACCATTGTAGCGATCCCTTGACGCTTGGCCTGCTTGATGACAGCCGTCATGGAGTTGTCGAGCGGTCGCTGAACGATGATCAGGTCAACGTCAGCCTTGATTTCCCGTACTTCGACCATTCCATCGGAATCCGTATAGGCAGTAACGTCAAGGCCTTCGTCAATGGTGATGTCAACACCAAGCTTCGCTGCTTCTTCAGCAGGGGCGCGGAGACGGTATAGCCCGCAACCTCCATTATCAGCCGCTAGGCCTAGAACTTTCATTATTCTCCAATAGCAGGAGCTACAGAGAGTTCCTTGATTTCTAGTTCGGGGAAGGCGATCCCTAGCTCAGTGGCTACTGACTTTGCTTCCAGTTGGGCAAGTTCAAACACGTCAGCCGGATCTTCAGGGAAGACTTCGGACTCAAAGGTGAACTTGGCAGTGACTTCGTACTTCTGGTAGTTTCCTAGCATTAGCCGCGAGCCAACTTGTACTTGTAGGAAAGCTCATTTGCCACGATCTTTGCGACTTCTTCCTCAGCAATACCTGTCGAAGGGTGGACAGCGAAGGATACGTTTGCCAGCTTGGCGGGTTGGATATCTCCGTCTACTATGAAGCTTCCGCCTGTAGTGTTTGAGGCTTCCTTCTGAAGGGCCAGCTTCTGGGCTACCTGCTCGCGTTCGTCCTTCAGGTACCAGATGGCCTTGTCGAGATCTTCAAGTTCCTTCTCGGGTCCGCCCTTGTAACCGGCGCGTGCGACGTATTTGACGGCGTTTCCCTTACAGAAGTTCATGTGTCGAGTGAGTTCAATGACTTCGACAGGGTACTGTGTGTAGTGAGATGGGTGATTTACTGCATCATGGGTTGTTTTTGTCATTCCAATAGTATACCATCTGCGGCTGACTTTCGCAAAACGGCATGATATGGTAGAATGGTTCTATGACAAACTCCCCCACAGGCTACGAGCCTCAGTGCCGTACGTGTAACGCTCCCGAAGAGATCCAGAACTACATGGTAGTTCTCAAGTCGGACAACGAAACGTACGAAAGCATCTCAACCAAAGTAAGTTCAAAGTATTTCCCCTTCGTCATCTCACCAGATGCAGTCTCCAACCACCTTCGCAAGCACGCCTCTGTGGCTTCTACAGAAACTGTATCACCGCTTCTCGGAGTAGTCAAGCCGCCTGCCACACCGCCTAAGGGTTGGGAAGCAAAGGTTGAGCTTGAGGGTGACACCGGAACTGTTACCTCCACTCCACAGACAGACAGTAAGCTCTCCGACTTCTCGCAGATCCTTGAAGAATTCGGTATTGACTCCACCGAGTTCGAGATTGATGGCCCCGCAAAGATTTCCAAGTGGCAGACCTTCTCGGGGGAATGGCTGACTTCCTACAAGTTCCGTATCCGTAAGACCAACCCGACCATCGATATCACTGAGCTTATCAAACTGGTGCAGGATGTCAAGCCCCAGACCCCGATTACGACTGGCGACCACGCTTTTGTCTTCGCGGCTGGAGATCTCCAGCTTGGTAAGTCTGATGGAGATGGCGTTGAAGGGACCGTTCGCCGTTACCGTGAATCTCTCCAGAACGCAGTGAACAAGGTCCACCAGAACAAGGACCAGATTGGTACCATTCTCGTCTCCTTCGTCGGAGACTGCATTGAAGGCATGGTATCACAGGGCGGGCGGAATGCACGTCGAACTGTCCTCAGCACGACCCAGCAGGTAAACCTTCTTCGTCAACTAATGATTGAAACTGTAAAGGCATTTGCTCCGCTGACAGGTAAGCTTATCCTTGTTTCGGTTCCGGGAAACCACGACGAGGCCCAGCGCGAACCGGTAAGCACGGATGGGTCCGATTCATGGGCCGTAGACGCCCTCAGAGCCGTCTCTCAGGGCCTAGAGTTCAATCCTGAAGCATTCGGTCACGTCGAGTGTTTGGAAGTCCCCTTTGACGAGCTAACGATTGTCGTTGAAGTAGCTGGAACAAAGATTGGCCACGCGCACGGACACCAGTGGTCTCGCGGAAAACACTGGACTTGGTGGAGCGGGCAGCACTGGGGAGGACACAGTATCGGAGAAGCTGACATCCTTCTCTGTGGACACTTCCACACCGGGATGTATGAGCAGGAGAACTTCAAGCACATCATCCGGACACCAGCTTTTGAGCAGGAGTCAACCTACTTCCGCCACAAGACTGGTAAGATTGGAAACCCTTCTGCTGTGACCTTCCTGACAAAGGGTGGTAAACTGAAATACATAGACTTTGAATGAACCGAGTCTGTAAAAATTGCGGTGGTTTATTCAAAGGAAGAAGCGACCGGACATGGTGCACCGAATCCTGTAAAAAGGCTCTGAAGAGCAACTATGATCAGTTGTTTCACCTTGAGAATAGGGACAAGAAGATTGCCACTGCCTGTGACTGGCAGAGATCCAACAAGAAACGTAAGAGCCAGTACGACAGATATAGGCGAGACACCTTACCTAAGAGAAAAAGGCCCCCGTCAGTAGAAGATCCTGAGACTCGAAGAATGATCTCATCGAAGCGTCGTGCTTCTAAGAGATCTCAGGGAGCGTACTTGGTGAGTAAAAGGGATCTTGCAAGAGCACTTCTTAGATCGGACAACCGATGCCTATACGGAGCGGAAGAGTTTACTGTAGAGAATCCTTTGGAGTGGGACCACGTAATCCCCATAGCTAGGGGAGGAACCCATTCCATCGGAAATCTTGTACCAGCTTGTAGACGATGTAACAGGAACAAGCATGTGAAGTTCATCTCTGAATGGCGTCATGGCCGTATAAAAGGTACCAACTAGCAAAAGAGAAAGCCCCAATCTTCGGATTGGGGCTTCTTCTTTACCCTGTTACAAAAATTTTTTAGGCAAAAGAAAAGCCCCTCCGAAGAAGGGCTAGTCTTTAGGTACGGTCTTTCTTATTCTTACGTCGTGGCTTGTCGGATCGGAAATACATTTTTTTCGGGATCATTCTGTCCGGACTCATGTCGTGTAGTACGGGCTTACCCCAATCCTCCATCGTCATGTTGGACTTAGATCCGTTGCACTTCTGGCAGCAGGCTACGGTATTCATCCAGTCGTCCTTGCCTCCCAAGTCCTTGGCGAGAACGTGGTCAACAGTGTTTCCGGGCTTGAGGCAGTATGCACAGGTTGCGCCGTCCCTCTTGATAACACCGTCACGTGACCATGTCTCGGGAGCGTAGTGGAAAGAGACCTTCCTCATAGTGAGAAGGCGAATAATCTTCGGAAGGAAGAACTCACGACCGCCCATTGTACGAATGGTTTTTGTCTCATCAACCATGATGACCTCAGCACGACCCTGAACTTCGACAAGCGCGATGGCACGATCTAGGGTAGTTGGTCCTAGGTCTTCGTAGGAAGCGTTGAACACCCTTACAGGCAGTGTTGCGATTGTCATGTCAGTCCTTTCATAGAGTCGTAGTGTAACATTGGAGCGGGAACTCGGAGTCGAACCGAGACTCTGTTGGGTTGCAACCAACCGACTTGCCATTCATCCATACCCGCACGTGATTGTTGTGGTACAGGATTCGAACCTGTGACGGGCCTCCACGTTTACCGAACGTATTGGAACCCCATTTATCGGTGTCAACCTTTGGCCATACTCAGTCAACCACAACATCGAGCTACAAGTGGGAATCGAACCCGCGACCTTCACTATACCAAAGTGACGCTCTACCAAATCTGAGCTATTGCAGCATTATCAACACTATGGGGTGTTGATAAATTCTATTATACCACTAATTTGTTTCTTTGTCACGCCGTGGTTGGATTGAGGGATGACCGTGTAGATATCCGACGTCTCTTTCAGCCATGCTTGAACCTCTTTACTGTACTTGAGGTTATCCTCGACCCAGACAACCTTATCAGGCTTATCTCGCTCCATGCTCATCTGAATGGCTTCAAGCTTCCACCATGGGTACGCATGGACATCCCCTGTAAGGACCTCCCAGTGAGCACCTTTGATACCAGTTGCGGGCACGAGAAGTTCAGGGGCCATGCCCATCCAGTCAGTAAGCCAATTGGATTTGACATCGACTCTTTCATCCAGCTTGTTGATCTCGTCTACAAGCTCTTTTGACCAGAGAATAGGGAGGCCATCAAGCTTGGCACTACCCCACTCACCTTTCCAGAAGGTATTTGCTCTTGGTGGTTTGTCTGAGAATGCGTTGATGCATCCGTCTACGTCCCAGTATATATTTATCATGTGCCCCTGACTGGATTCGAACCAGCAACCTACGGTTTAGGAAACCGTCGCTCTGTCCATTGAGCTACAGGGGCAAGAAA